CGTCATTTTATTGATGTTGGGTAGTTTATAAATGGTATTTATGTCATCGGTATTTGTTTCGGGCGTTTGATTTATAAATTCTGGTGTTGATTTTTTGATAATAAGACGAATTGTATTCGTGTAAGCAGCCATATCCCCAATTCGCTGGTTTGACCGTTTATAGATTGGGGTCTCCTCTGGAAGGAATTTAATTGAAATCGGGTTGAGTTGGCTCGGACTCGTTTGTGTGCTTTTGATGAAGGTAATCCGATTCCCGGATATTCTTATATATTCGCTGGTTTGTTCGAATGTTCGCGGAAGAGTCACGCTCAAATAATACTGGATATCTCCATAATCAGGGGCGCCAGTTTGAATATTTTTACGCGTAGTTCTTGCGAAATCCTGAAAGTTGAGGTCGATATGTCCATCGAGCCATTCTCGCACAAGATTCCCACTACTATCGGGTATTGAATTTAATTTGCTTCGCCCGAGACCAGTAAATGGTGTGTTCAAACTAATATCGGTTGTCGCTTTTGTGATTGTAAGCGGGACGTTGATTGTCTTATCTAAAAAGAGGGTTTCACCGGATATGGTTGTAATGGCTTGTTTTATTTCCATACGTATCATAGTCGAAGGCTGGTCATAACGAAATCCGCCTGAGTTATCATAAACACCGTTGATAAGAAGAGCATTACGATATGGCAGCCGGACATCTTCTGCGCCCGGATTTTTATATAAACCATTTGGGTTCGGTGTATTTGCCGGATCACCAGATGCTTGCGGAATCACATAATAGTCTCGATCCAAACGTTCGACGCTGACTGCGAAATTGTTGGATGGAAATGAAAAACGAATAGGGGTGTAATTATTGTTGGATGCGAGGTTAATCAGCGGTATAAATCCGATAAGTGAATTTCGTTTAGCGATGATAGACGCAGGTATATCTGTGTCACGAGGTCCGACACCCGGAAGTGTGCTAGGATATGTAAATGTGCCAGGTAGAAGTGTAAATGTAGTAGTGTAATTCAAAGAATATATGTTAAAACGATGCCCATATTCGCCTACAAAATAGACATCACCGGTTGGCGAATCTTGTTGTAATAACGGCGTCCATGTTGGAACGACAGCGGGCATTTGTTATATTTTTTTACACCAGTATTGCTGATATCTCCATGTAAAAAAATATTACCTCATGTACCAATTATTCGACAAGTAAGCACCGACATTCTTAGTAGATCCTTGTCCGCCGGTATTTGTAACCATCTTCATGTTCGGGCCTTCATCCACGATGCTCTTGATTTTATTCGAACCGACGGAATAATTGAAATATTGGATGGTTGAAATATAACCACTAAAACGGTTGCTTGCTTTGCTTTCGCCGATATATACCTTGCCATAATTCTGTAATGGAATACCTGCGGTTTTACGACGTTGTGCGAGACGACCGTTGATGTATAAGTCGATCACGTTATTTGTTACTCGAATTACGGCATTCACCCAATTCTTCATCGGAATATCGGTTGCGATAAGCTTCTCGTGTAAATTTTCTTTCTTGTCGGCTTCGTTGTCATTCTTGCCGTTGACATCAACGACCGCCAATAGTGACACATTCACACCTTTATCGGTGCGGTCGGGGTTTGTAGCGGTGACGGATTCTGTAAATTTAATATACAATCCCGGAGCATTATTTGGATAATAAATACCATCCCCAGATGATTTCGTTCCTTCACCGCCTTTGCTAAATATTCTTGAATATTTGTCTTTTTGGAGAGGAACCTGATTAATATAAAACCATGTCGACCACGTATATTCTAAACCACCGTCTTCATTCATAGACCTCGAGATGAATACCGAATCCTCTTTCGCTGGGTCCTGTGTTCGTTCCATGACCATATCCTCCGTATTTGCGGTTCCGTCTAACACAAAAGGCGACATCGATGGAAGCAATAAATACGACAATCCGATAATGGATAGTTTTACTGCCACTGAAAATACGATAAACACCATTAAAATAAATGCGAATTTGGCAACAAGACTATTGGATTCCATGAATTCTCTCAAACCAAACCCGCTGCCGCTGCTTCCGGTGCTAGAAGACAACCCAGCACTACTTGGATTTGAAAAACTTGATGTTATTCCTTTTAAAAATCCGCCGCCACCTCCGTCGCCGTTGGTTTCACTCATTATTATTGTATTCTTACTAATATAATCGAATAAAAAAACAATCTATTCAAATGAATAGGTTGTTTTGCGTGATAATGGTATTGCGTTAATGGTTTAAGTGCTAACACTCGCCTGCTCTTGATTATCCACGATGAAACTTAATTTCACCTTGTATTTATTGAGAAGGTCGCTCCAAGGGCTTCCACCGAATCCTTGGGAGTAAATATCCCATGCTTCTTGCGGGGCGATAGGTGCGGCTTTCAGTTTTACATTCGTAATAAAACCGACATCCGCAGTCTTAACTGGTTCGGAGTCATCGCCTAAAACAATACTTTGGGTTTCTTGAAGTCGCGACCCCTGATTTACAACGCACGATTTTACGAGTTTTCCATCGACATAAACATCCATCGCGGAACCGTTGAAACTGATAATCAGATTAACCCATTTTTGAAGAGGAAATTCGGCAATTTCGCAGTCATATTGTGCATCAGGTGCGCCTGACCTTGGGAAAATCTGTATTGTGTTCGTGTTGGCTTTAAACTGAACTTTGAACATGGTAGTACCGGCATCTCCTGAACCACCGGTGTGAAAGCTCACGACATTCGCCCCATTCACCCACTTCTTGATGTAAAACCAGATAGAAATGGCGCTATTTGCTTTAAAACTACTCGGTAGATTCGACCCCTGTAGTGTTGTTTTGTTACCCCATTTCTGCATCGTCCCTAAAGTTGTATAGGTCGTCGTCAAAGCCTTGAAAATGACATACAACAGTAAAAGAATAACAACGATTGCTAAAACTAATTTTGAATTCATCTTTTTCTTCTTCGTATAATAATTACATATATTATTTACTTTGAATAGACTGTGGTGGTTCCTGCCGCTTTGACTTCATCTTCGATGGTCTTCATTCCAATCATCGGCGGATCCTGCGACTTCAACATCGTATATGTCCAACGTATCTGTTCTTTTGTTAGAGGAACTTTGTGAAATCCAAAATTACAAATCGACCCATTCAACCCCTTGTTGTTGTTTGTATCACCAACAGTAATCGGTTTCAATACAATATCCGGCATAATGAAGTCGCTGCGAACAAGCAGTCGATTATTCATAAATACATCCATCGTTTTTCCGTTGTAATTCACGACAAAGTAATTCCATCGTTGAAGAGGAATTGTCGCATCGAGCTCTTCATCGTTATCCACCAACAGCCGGATTTGGTCCTGTTTATCTTTTGATTTCCCTTTGATAATCGTATTGTAATTCGTGCGTGAATTGTAAATCAAGGTCGAACTGGATACCGGAGTACCCCCAAGGTCGAGTGTATTACACCACAATTTCAGTTCGGTAGTCGATGTATTATACGTCATTCGCGGAACCCCGCCAAAATCGAATATTTCTAAATCTTTATTGGTGCTAATAACCGGATTATTCAAGAAGACCCAACCCGAAATCGAATAGTTGTATCGCTTTTTTTCTTCAACCGGACAATTTGCCGCCTTGTCTTCGGGTGAGCGATCAATACCTGTGTTATGATAAATGAAAATTTGCGGGCTTTGCGTATTCAGGTTGGTGTCATACTTCTGTTTCAGCGATACAGGAGCAGCCACGATTTGTGATGCGGATGCTCCGATATAATTTAATAGGTAAGGACCACCGTATAAAATCGCAATAAGAAGCAACTCGATTGCGACGATAATCCAGATGGGGCGGGTAGTATCACCAACAGCAGATTGTGAAGATGTCAGCATATCGAGGAATAAACAAGGAATAAATAAAATGCCGAGCCATAATAGTTTCAATATTTTCAATCCGATTGCGGATTTCGTAAGATGAAAGAGGAACATCGCCAAAATAAGCACGACCATCACGGCATGCTGTTTCGCATACGCAAGCGCACATAACACGATAAAAAAGACAGTATTGATAATGAAGCGGACATTCGTAAATAGACTTGCGAGAGATGGTTTGTTCGTTCCGCTAGCTGCTGCTGGTGTGCTCGAAGACGGGTTCAGCGTATCGATGAATTCCAACCCGAAATGAAATAAGAGAATGGCGATACCTAATACAGTCATTCCAGTAACAGACATGCGGTCTTTATCGTCTTTATCACGGTCATAAATCCAAACAATCACCATCAAGATAATATACACGATATGTGTCGCACCGAATGCGAGCTGACGAAGCGGTTTTTGCTCATCTTCGGTTTTCATGTCATCGAATAAGTATTTTTCGGGCGTTTTGTTATTGTTGGCTGTCTTGAATTTCTCTCGAAGCGCCGCGACGCCACCGGCAACAGCAACAATCGCGATGATTGCGTATATGATGTGAGCAGTAGGTGAGTTCAGATTCGCCATCACACCGCCAGATGCGACGGTCTCTGCGCCACCGCCCTGATTCACGAACTCGGCATCAATCTTATATACATAATACACTATGGCAAGAATAAGAATGACAAAGGATATGGTGAGTAATAACACTTTAATGAGCTTACCGATTGCGCCTACTTTGGCTTCGTTGATTCCGGTGGGTTCGTCCGGGGTAGTGGAAGCGGAGGCAGCGGTGGCGGCAGCAGCAGCTGCAACGGATGCGTTTTGATGAACCGATGTTACACTCGCAGGTGTCGGCGGAGTTTTGTCTGTGGGAAACATACGAAGATCGATGTCGCCAGCGTTCCAGTCCCAGAATTTCAGCTTGTCCAATTCTTCGTTGCGTTTATTTATGAATTCTTGAATACCGGATAAGGACGCGATACTGTATATACCTGTGCGGAACAATACGACCAATAACCATGGAACTAGATATACGATTGTCAATAACTGACGCAGCCATCGTTTCAAAAAGAACTCTTTTTCGAAATCTTCATGCACACCATCTGAGAAGATATGATAACCGGTTGGTATTGCGCAAATCGCGAGAAGGACGACGAATGTGATTGCCCACCCCCAATTCTCCGGAATAACAGGTAAAGACGCACCACTCTTCGCCTCCTCTGCCGGTTTTATTCTGGCCAGATAATCCCACCACCACGAGAGACCAATCACAAATACAGCGATAAACGCCAACACACCAATCCAGCCGCCCCGCGTGGGGTTCGTGTCATTTTTCTTGAACTGCCACACCTGAATCGACTCTGCGAATTTCAGCATCGAATCAAGACCACCCACATTCATTTCTTTCACCATCGGAAGCAATAAAATTGCGCACAATAAGAGGCCGACGATGATGACGATAAAAAATGTGTCGATGAGTTCTTTTACACGCGCAAACATATCTCCCGAAAATGTATCCGCAATCCAATCACTTGTTTTTGATGAAGTCGTTACACGTGTAAAAAGCACACTCACCCACATGATGATGAGAATCACCGAGAAAAAGGGAATCAGCGAAAACCATTTGGCGAAACGCACTTGTGTTTTTGAAGCACTACTCGTCTTTTCATCAATCTCCGTGAATATTTTATCCCAGTCCGTTGAAAGCATCTTATCGGCTTTCACCTTGTCTTTTATGTCCTCGTCAATATGATCAGAAACCATAAACATTTTACGGTAGGCATAAACAACGATAAAGAACCCGATCACAAATATGGATAAAAATGAGCTTACACCTACAACTGCTTTTACTGGCGATTTTGTTTGGTCCGACATGTTTTGAAGTCGTTCTTCGATTGCTTTATCTACTGCTGCCTCAAATTCTCCTGTATCGGCAAACGCATTCGGCGATTTCTTCTGAACTTCCTTTATTGCCTCTTGTCTCAACCGCTCATAATAAACGCTGTCCTTGTCGGCCTTGATTACATCTACATCCACGGACTTATTTGCCTCTTGATCCACGACGCCCCATGAAATCAAAACAAAAATCAAAAACGCAATCGGCAAAAACCCGAACGCACCTTTGAATACTTTCAACTTTTCGGTTTGTCCGAATAATATCAAGCAAAATACAATACCGATAATGATGTAAATGATACCATGGACTAAAAATGCTTTATCCTCGTAGGTCGAACCTTTTGCTTTTTGGTCATCTTTTTTTTCAAATCCAGGGCCACCAAGACTTTTAGATAAAAATAAACCGCCCGGCATAAAAATGGCCGCTAGAATCAACGCAATCACAGCGCTCAACGTTTTTATATCGGCGAGTTTCCCTTCACTTGCCAAGCTCCATAAACAATACCCGATTGCGATAAACACCGCGATTTGGAAAAATAAGCCGGTTCCTAACATGGCATCAGCACTCGTATTTGCGATACTTTGTTTGTATTCACCGGACGCTATCGTGTCGGCATTTAATTTACTACCTAAGTCACGCTTCATTTCGCTTCCGCGCACAACCAAAGGAATACCCACGATAATGAAGAGGATAAACAGAGGTATGCGTGATGCTGTGAAATTTTGAATAAAAGGAATTTTATCGGCGATGACCGGAATGTATTTGAACGCTATCAGTAAAAAATAGAGAAATCCGGCAATCAATAATAGCGAACCAACAGTAATGAGACCGGATGATGGGTCATAATCGGTGCTTCGTCCAGAGACATGAATGCTCGAAAATCCTAGCGCGATACCAAGCCCGAATACTACGACGGCGATGCCGATACCTATGACATAATTACGCGTGCTTATGTTTGAAAAATCGATAGTGTCGGCAAGTTTTGGCATAAATGTGGGAGGGGTGCTACTATTTTCGAGTTCAAGAAACTTTGATGGGGAAAAATAATGAATAAACGTAACAAATACGAACGCGATGACGAGTGTCGCGAATACATGCCAATTATGTTTTAGTAGGTCAGATGAAACCATGCTAATAAATACGATTAGAACGAGAATAATAATCGGAAGATAATCCAGCAACTTTTTGATATGGAACGTTTCTTGGATCGTCTCAACCTTATTTGATTCTTTTTTACCTTCTAGACTGTCTAATTTATTTATCGTTGCGGCTGCGGCCGCGGTTGCTGCTGATATTACACTAACGGGAGGGGCCATTTATTTCTTTATATCCTCCTTATACGAACAACACCCAGTTATTATTATAGGATATAAAAATGTGATACTCACTACGATATTATAAAAAGGACATCGCGGTCTTTTTTCCATGACAGTCTCGACATAAAGCGACTAAATTATCGATGTGATTGGAACCTCCATGTTCTAAGGCAATTACGTGATCCACTTCAAACCAAGCGGGAAGCTGGCGCTGACAATCACCACATTTCCAACCCTGTTGTGCGGCGACGTACTTCTTCTTTGTTTCACTTACGCTACGCTTGCTAGAATTTTTGCCGGAGTTGAGCAAGCGTCTTTCTGCGGGGGTTCCTTCCCCCAACGACGGCCGTGCTATTGGTTGCGCGGTTCTTGCGCCCATCGCACTATTCATAGCTCCACCTACCCCCCCGCCCATAGCACCGCCCATCGCACCACCGTCGTGGGGGGGCGGAACCCCCGTCATATCAAAAAACGGCGTTATCATATCCGCTGTCCCCTTACTTATCGGCATATACTTGATGATATCATTCGCATGAAACAACAATTGCCTAGAGTTATCTGGATTGCGGCGTAAAAACAGGAAGAGTGAGAGACCAATGAACCCGAATGTCGCCATCTTAATCCACTTCTGATTGCTTTGAAACATTTTCAACGGCTGACCATCATAGTATGTATTCACGATAAGAACTGCTGTAACGATGAATACGATGTATTCGGGTTTTACCATATCATATAATATTTATTAAATTTTATATAATACATCTAAAATAATGTGATTATTTTTTATACCGACGCGTCTTGGTAGCGCGTCTGTTTTTGCGTAATTTTTTACGCGAATCAAATCTCTTACGGTTACGGTTGCTTCCGCCAGATGATTTCCTTGGACCACCAAGATTAAGTTTTTCAAACTCTTGAGGGAGATTCTCATAAGATGCCCTGGCTGTTGCTGATTGAACGGTAGCCCAAGGGCTTTGAACCTTTTTATTCAAATCCATATAATGCCGATTATAATATATAACAATATTTAATTTATTTTCTCGTATTACTAAATATTATACACGGCATATTCGGCTTCACCGATTATGATAGTAATATGCGGCGTATCCCAGCCCCGCCAGTAACACCAAATACACGAGCTTCTCTCGATACTTCAATTCCTCCATGATTTGGACAGACCGCGGCCGATAATGTAAATAATATCTCTCGAGCGCATCATGTAGGCTCACTTCATCCTTCATCAAGAGAACGTTATATCGATTATGAATGAAATGAACCCAGCGAATAAATGAATCGCGGCTGTCTAAATACGGCGTGACCGGATATTTTCCAAGCATTCGGTCAAACTCTGCCGACATCTCCGGTTCAGGAATAAACATGGAAAAATTCTGGATGAAATCATAGTATTTTTTACGCGTAACATCATTCACATGGTTGGGGTAATTTACGGCGACGGTCATCAAGAAGAACCAGTATTGCGGTCCCCATACTTTCGCGTCAAGCTTAATCATCGTTTGCTTATAATGAAACGACATAAAAACAACCATAGAACTACGATAAGCGAATTTCAAAAGATGGAAGAAGGACAAGGTCCGGGACATGAAACGGCTCTGGCTGCTCATGACGCCGTAAAGCTAAACAATCCTAAATCTGCGTTGTCATATCTTGAAATAACTCAACTACGAAATCATCGAAGTAAGCATTTGGCGGGGGGCGCGGGTGCCAACACCGGAGAATCCAATAAATATTTCTGTAATAATTGTAATCGCACAAATCATGTGTATAACAATTGCCGTGCGCCGATTACAAGTATCGGTGTGATTGCGTTTCGTTGCGGTGAGACCGGTCCAGAGTTTCTCATGATTCGTCGCCGTGATTCATTCGGGTTCGTCGATTTTGTTCGCGGCAAATATTCATTAAACGACGAAGCATATATTCAGCGGATTATCGACGAGATGACGGTCAGCGAAAAAGCGAATCTGTTGCGTCTCACCTTCGAAGAGCTTTGGCGTTTATTATGGGGTGAATATACGCGAAGCAGTCAATATAAAAATGAAGAGCATATTTCGTATGAAAAATATAGGCAGGTTCTTGGTGGAATACGCACGAAGGATGGCCGAGTGAAGACGCTCCATCAATTTATCGAGGATTCGACCACGAACTGGACGGAAACAGAATGGGGATTTCCGAAAGGCCGACGCAATTATAATGAAAAAGACCTGCCGTGTGCGCTGAGAGAATGCCTTGAAGAGACAGGCTACGACATTTCTAATGATAATGTAATACAAAACATCGCGCCATATGAAGAAATTTTCATGGGGTCGGACATGAAGTGTTACAAACAGAAATATTTTCTCGCGATGGTGGATTTAGATAAGAAACCGAAAAAAGCACACGACATTATGGAGGTTGGTCTCATGAAATGGATGGCATTTGACGAGTGTATTCAAACCATTCGACCTTACAATTTAGAAAAAATCGGTATTGTTCGTAAAATCAATAACATATTATCCCGCTATCAGATTTTTTAATCCTTTTTATTTCGTGTAATTATATAAAGGGTATATCATTACATAATAACAACGACAACGACAATATGGCCGAAGAACAAGAAAATATACCCATAGAAATAACGATACCGTCGTCATCGAGCGGTCCATCGCCATCGGTCGCGTCCGTTGCTGCTGCTGCTATGGCGGTCATGCCACCAACAAATGAGATAGCGGCAAGTAAAAAACCGCGCACAATACGACCCAAAGCCAAAGCCAAAGCCAAAGCCGTCGTCGGTGCTGCCGCTGCCTCCGCAGACACCGCAGGCTCTGGTTCCGACCCCCAAACCACGATTGCGAATATGAAACGTGAATTAGAAGAAGGACGTAGGCGTATCAAACCCGAAGAACTCAATAATCCATTTAGTAAGGAATTCAACAAGATGCTTCTTAAAAAGGAATTGCTTGAACGAGAGATGACGATACATGATATTGGGATTCTACCGATAGAGGGAGATAGTGACGACCCTGATGCCAACGCCAACGCCGAAGGCAGACGAATCGCTGCAGCCGCCATGAATGGTCTTTACCCAACCTTAAACGACCCGAATTTTAATACCAAAATTGCCTTACGAAAAGAGTTTTTTGATACCAAGATGGATGTTGATAACTCGAAAAATGTAATGGAAGAGGCCGATGTTTTATGTAACGCACAGATAGAACTTGCGCCGAATCAGCAATTTGTGCGTAATTTTCTTTCCGTCGAGACACCTTATAATAGTTTGCTTTTATACCACGGTCTCGGCACGGGTAAAACATGTTCCGCGATTAGTGTTGCGGAAGAGATGCGTGATTATATGAAACAGATGGGCATTACGCAACAGATTATTGTCGTTGCTTCGCCGAATGTTCAGGAGAATTTCCGGCTCCAGCTGTTTGATGAACGCGAACTCCGAGAGATTGAGCCGGGTGTATGGAATATTCGCGCATGCACCGGTAATAAATTCATCAAGGAAATCAACCCGATGAATATGAAAGGACTGACGCGTGACAAAATCATCAAACAGATACGGCGGCTTATTTCATCACACTATTTGTTTTTCGGTTATAACGAATTCGCGAATTATGCGCGGGCGAACGCATCAAGTATTGGGGTTTCGCAAGATGATGCTGTTATACAAGAGGTGCGTCGTAAAGGTGCGAAGGGTGCTGCTGGTGCTGCTGCTGCTGCTGCTCCCGTGGAGTCGAGTGCGAAAAAAGGACGCAAATCAGCCGCTGAACTCGCAAAAGCTGCCGAAATGGAGACACTTGCGATTGAAACTCTCTCGGTGACAAAGCTGCGCAAATTGTTCGCAAATACGCTGATTATTATCGATGAAGTTCATAATATCCGCATCACCGATGATAACCGTGATAAGCGTGTGGCGAAGATATTGTTTCAGATTGTTCAGAAGGTGAATAATGTGCGTTTGCTCCTTCTCTCGGGAACACCAATGTATAACAGTTACAAGGAAATCGTGTGGTTGATTAACTTGATGAACCTGAATGACCGTCGAGCGACGATTGACATCACGGATGTGTTTGATGACCGCGGTAATTTCCGTTTAGATGCGGATGGTCGAGAGATTGGAAAAGAATTGCTCGTTCGTAAAGCGACGGGTTATGTTTCATTCGTGCGTGGTGAAAACCCATACACATTTCCATACCGAGTATATCCGAGAGAACATTCGCCTGAATTTTCGCTTCTTGCGCGTCTTCATGGGGACGCGGGAGCGGTGGCGGGAGCGGTAGGGTATCCGCGCCGTCAATTGAACGGGCGGTATATTGAACAACCGATTGAACATATGGATGTATATATGACACGCGTGGGCGATATACAAGAAGCCGCCTATCGATTTATAATAAACGACATGAAGGCGATGTACATCTATAAAAAGAGTGCGATGGTTCGACGAAAGAAGGCGGCGGCGGCGGCTGCGGAAGCAGAGGAAGGTAAAAGCAAAGGCAAAGAAAAAGGAAAAGGAAAAGGCAAAGGGAAGGCCGCCGCCGCGGCAGGAACAGGCACCGGCACAGGCGACGTCGCTGTAATCGATGAAACCACCGTGGTTGAATCCGCGGATTTCCCTTCCTTTGAAAATATGGACACGATTGGTTATGCTGCGGTCCAACGACCTCTTGAAGCCTTGAATATAGTATATCCGCATCCATCTCTCATCGAATACATCAACGACCCCAACGATGAATTTGATATTACAGCATGTATCGGAAAAGAGGGTCTGCGTCATATCATGTCCTATGAAGAGGTTGGGAATCCACCGATGCGCCAGAATTTCGAATACCGCCCTGAATTCACGCGCGGATTCAAACTGCCACGCGGCGAAACAACGACAAAAACATCGTCTCGTATCTTCGCACCTGACAATATCGGTAGGTATTCCGCGAAAATAAAAAACATTACGGATAAGGTCATGGTGAGCGACGGTGTTATTCTTATTTACAGTCAGTATATCGACGGCGGTGTTGTTCCGATTGCTCTCGCATTAGAAGAGCTAGGTTTCATCAGGTATAGCGTGGCTGGTGGAAATTCGTCGTTGTTTCGTAGCAAACCCTCGCAAAATATCGATTCGATTACGATGCTTCCCCAGCGACGACATCAGGCGGAACATCCTGACCAACTATTTCGCCCCGCGCGTTATTCGGTCATCACAGGCGATCCCACGATTTCACCGGATAATTTACACGAATTAAAAGCGCTCACGAGCGAATATAACACAAATGGTGAAAATGTGAAAGTCGTCATTATTTCAGTAGCTGGAAGTGAAGGTCTCGATTTCAAAAACATTCGCCAAGTCCATATATTGGAACCGTGGTATAACATGAACCTCCTTGAACAAATTATCGGTCGTGCTATCCGTAACTGTAGTCATAAGCGTCTGCCCTTTGCGCAAAGAAATGTCGAATTGTATTTATACGGAACCGAGCTTTCAAATCCGGATATTGAAGCGATCGACCTTTATTTATATCGCCTATCTGAATTTAAAGCGATAAAAATCGGGGTTGTCTCTCGCGTGCTACGAACCTCCGCGGTGGATTGTTTATTGAATGTTCAGCACAACACACAAACCGCCGCGCAACTGAATCAAGTGGTTCAACTGAATCTCTCGTCGCGCAAACAAATCGACTATCAGGTCGGCGCACGTCCATATTCCGCATTATGTGATTATATGGAACGATGCGAATATGTTTGTAGGCCGACATTTTCAAATGGCCGACCAATTCAAGAACAGAGCGATTTATATGGAATGGGTGATGACGACGACAGCGACGACGACCAAGGTGCGCAAGGGCGTGAGCGGAGAGAAGGCGACGTTCGCTTGGATACATTTAATGAAAAATTCATGTCGATGAATCTCGATAAAATCATTCACAAAATCCGCGATTTGTATAAGGAGTCGTATTTTTACAAGAAGACCGGACGCAACGGAATCATCGCGCACGTAAATGCGATACGTCAATATCCCATCGCACAAATCAACCTTGCGTTGTCACAAATGGTGACAGACCCCAACGAGTATGTAAATGATAAATATGGGCGTCTTGGGCGTATCATAAATGTCGGCGACTACTATTTATTTCAACCGATTGAAATCACCGATAAACGTATTAGTATTCATGAACGAAGCACGCCTGTTCCTTTTAAGCATACCGCAATCGAATATCCTCTTCCAGAAAATATAACAGAGGATTATTTGGGAATTCTCTCGAAGTCGGGTGTTTCTGCTCTTGCTCCTTCTGGGCCGACGGGAGCATCGGTGGTTCCAAATAAAAAGGTTGCGAAAAAGGTGGCGGCGGAGGTGGCGGGACTCGCGTCGGCATCGGCGGATGTGGCGAGCGAGGTCGTTGCGCCTGAACCACCCGCACCCGCACCCGAACCCGCAGCAGCCGCCGAACCAGAAACCACATCAGAAAATACACTCGGAATGTTATTCGATACATTTGAAACATGTAAGACTGTGATTGAAAAACCGACAAAAGAACAAGATGAGTGGTATTATTATTGCGGTAAGGTGATTCTTCAAATCTCTCAGACAGATGAATTCCAAATTTCGATGGATGAGCTTCATGAACTTGTCATCGCGAATTTGATTGAACACTTGACGTTTGATGAGTCCATCGGTATATTGAATTATTTGTATCAAAAGAATAATGGTTCGATGGAACCATCTGGCGGAAGTGCGAGCAGCGGCAGCGCTAGTATGGCGATTCAAAATCTCTCGACATTCGAACGTATGATTCTTCAATATTACGCCAGACAGGTGATACACCGACCGTTGGTAGGACGAAGGGCTTCTGCTGCTGCTGCTTCCGCCACTGCCGGTTCCAGGTCCGCCACGAGTGTTATGCCCGAAGACAAAGGTATGCTATTATTCAATAAGGCAAAGAAGGAATTATTCGAACTCGTTGTCCTCCGTTATGAAACACGCGAATGGGTCTCTGCGGAACCCGAAGACGAACGTGACTTCTCACTCCTTTTAGCGAAAGTCCAGACCGAGCAAATCCAAAAAATGAATATAATGGTCGGTTTTATTTCATTATTCAAAATGGAATACTTGGTATTCAAGGTGAAAGTCATGTCGAAGAAACGCGATAAAGGCGCACGATGCGACCAATCTGGAAAAACAGACGCAATCACAATCATTAATACTGCGCTGGGATTGAACGCACTTACCCAAGGTGATGAATATAAACTTACAACTGAAAACACGAAATTTAGAACCCAAAAAGAGTTGTGTGTGTTTCAAGAGTTTTTATTGCGGACGTTTGACCGAAAGGCCATCAACGGCAAGAAATGGTTCTTTACGCCGTGCGAGGCTTTGTTGTGTGATATCGAGAGATTACATATAGAGAAATAAAGTATAGTTGTATAGTAGGACAATAAAATGAATCCGAGTGAAAAAAGAATAACTGCGGGTGCGGGCACCGGTATGAGTGCGAGCATTTCAAGATATGGTAAAATGGCTACCCAACCAACAACCGCCGCACCTAAGTTGGGATTATATACTACGATTTTACTTACACGTAAATTGGAAATTCCATTTCGTATTATTGGGCGTAATGTAAAAGATACACTCGAACATATTCTCTCGAAAATCGTGGAAGGAAAGTGTATGGCGGAAGGTTTTATTCGACCAGGGAGTGTCAAAATACTTACCTATTCGAACGGTTATCTTCACGGAAAGAACGCGATTTTCGAAGTTGTGTATGAATGTGAATCATGTTCTCTCGTGGAAGGCGTTGTCTTTTCATGTGTGATTAAAAATATTAGCTTGGCGGGGATTCGCGCGACACTCAATGAGCCGAAGAGTCCAGTTGTCGTATTTGTTGCCCGCGACCATCATTATGACCGCGTCGATTTTACGCGACTTCAAGAGGAAGAAGAAATACGCGTGAGAGTCATCGGACAAAGATTTGAGATTGGCGATGATGCGATATCTGTTATCGCAGAGTTGGCTTGATAAATATAATACAATATTACACTAATTCAGTATTGTAATGTTGTAAATATTTGATGTATTCTATGCTGTAGTAAGCTCTTTGACATAATTTATAAACATATTTTCACAGACATCAAGTGATAAATTTTCAACAACATAATCTCGCGGTTTATACGTATGTAATTTTGATAAAAACAAATCAAATGTATGCTCCATCTCATCTTCTCGATGAAAGTATTCACCGCATCGTTCGTCCCAGTAGGGAATTGTAGTTGCTGGATGATTGTCGTAGTTTGGACCAACCTCTTGATTCATGGATGTAACATCCCAAACAAATAAAGGAACATCGAACGATAATGCTTCTTCTAAGGCATAACCTTGACTTTCATGTTGTCCAACCCATATACCATATTTTGCTTGTTGTAAATATTCGATGTATTCATCTTCACTATATTTTTGATCATAACTAAACACTTTATACTCAATATTACGTTTTTGTAAAAACTGTATGATAACGTTGTAATCATAACCACTCCTTGTTTTTTTATATAAAAATACACGATTCTTGTTACATGTCTGAATACGAGGTTTAAACATTTCAGTATCAACTCCAAATGGTAATGCCACTATATTTAACTCTTTACATAAATTCATATTATGAAATTTATAATTTTTCCATATTTCTATTACCCATTTTGATGGTTGAATATACATGGAATTCGTGCCTTTGATCATTTCAATCGCGCTGGGATTATCAGGAAAAACTGAAAATTGTGGGCCAAATATAAATTTACAATAATGATATTTTTTTACATCGATTGGTAAGATCGGTGAATATATTGCGTCGTATGTTTTTAATTCATCTTCACGAATATGTTTGATATCATTTATTTCTGTTAATGTAATATTTTTATAATTACGGATTGAATGTAATAGTTTATGATGCATACCATTATTCACCAATAATACCTTCATAATAGACCAGATACGATAGAATACATTTACATATATTAAACATTTAAGTTCTTTATGATAAATATATAAGTAGTATAATAGTATAATAGTATAATAGTATAATAGTATAATAGTATAATAAATGGACCATACTTTCACATGCCTTCACTGTAATGAATCATTTGTCGTAGCGCATAACGAATTCAATTGCCGTATCTTGCGGCACGGGGTATTCAAACATAATCTACAACCCATCAATCCACACAGCTCGAAAGAAGAATGCGATACATATGTCCGCGATGGTGTGATATTTGGTTGCGGTAAGCCACTTCAAATCATCGACGGTATCGGCGGCGGTACGTATCGCGTGGTTATATGCGACTACATATGAATAAAATTGATACAAATATAAACATATAACTAGAAATGATATAGTCATCGTCATTTTATAAGAATGGCATCTTCGGTAGCAATAGCAGCGGAAGCCGGAATGAAACAACGACCACCAACAAAAACAATACGCCCGAAACCGAAATCCAACGGGACAAAAATGAAACCCGATGATGAATCTGTCGCCGCCGTCGTCGTCGCCGCACCTGCCGTCGCCACCCCCGACACCGACACCGAAACCGCCACCGACACCACCGTAGAAAAGGAAGAACCGGTATATTGCGACCCAGACCTCTTTGTCAAGCGCAAGATTCGACGCACAATCAGCATTCCATTCTATAAATTGGGAAAAAACGTGGTCGTCGCACAATTGCTAAGAACCGAACTCGCAAAGATAGTTGAAGGGCGATGCTCCATCGAAGGCTACATCTGCCCGAACTCCGTCGCGATTTCATCGTATTCATGCGGCACACTCGCCGGGTCAAGCATACACTTCGACATTGTAGCAGATTGCTTGATATGCTTTCCCGATGAGAATACCGTCATCAAATGTGTTGCGAAGACGATTACACAAGCGGGAATTCGTGCTGGTGCGAAAGATTTAGAGCGAGGTAAAGTATCACCGATCGAAGTATTCCTTTCACGGGACATGCACGCATCTTCGCGCGACCTATTCTCTCGGATTGAAGAAAACGATATTCTAACCGTGAAAATTATTGGACGCAGGTTTGTGCTTCATGATACCCATGTGACCATTATTGCGATGTTGATGTCCGTAGCGGAAACAGCATAAAGTTATATTATATTGTATTGTATTGTATTGTATATGTCGTGTGGGTCTGGTTCAGGAACAGGTTCGGCAAGCGGTTCTTTTTATTGTGAAAACAAAATGACCGCTGCGATTGCGAGTTTATCCGCGATGAACGAAATTCAAACGATTGCGCAACACGTAGAAGCAAAAACGAATTATTTGATGTCGTTGAAAGAAGGGATTGAAAATATGCCGGCGGTTCATCAGGTTGAGATTTTACGAATCTTACATTCAAAAAACACGCACATTAACGAAAATAAGAATGGCGTCTTTGTCAATATTTCCCGGTTGAATAACGATATGTTAAAAGAGTTATACGATTATATGAAATACGTGATCCATCAAGAAAAACATTTGAACGAAATTGAAGAACAGAAGCTAACGCTTACGAAAGAGTTTTTTGACAAATAACATAACACGCATAAAGATAACACGTATAAAGATAAAACGATAGAATATACTAACCATATGATGACAGGTATCATTCCTTGTCTCTATAACTCTTTTTCATTCACACCAGCAAATCTCGCTGATATTTTATGTTATGATATACGTTGTGAAGTCAAATCGCAGTCTATCCATATAAATACCGACAGTAGTGAATATAGCCAGATTTTGCCGGAACCGATATTTATTAAAAAGGTTCCGGTGGTCGAGAAGGACTCATCAGAGTCGTCGGAGTCGTCCGAGTCTGAATATGAACAATTGAGTGGTGAAAGTGAGTCTTCAACGCCATCCGAAGTCGCTATTGTCGTTCCTTCCACCGATGTGCCATTTCACCCTAGTGAAATGAGTGAATACGCATATTTAACTACAAAAACAAACCAACATTCGGATTCGTTACTATGGTCTTTGTATATTATGTTATACGGCGTTGAAAAATTCGAAATGGTCGATAATGAATATACCGAGTCGAATCGTTTCAAGTTTGAGCTGATTGAGTTGCTCCGCCAGAATAAGCCCATTTTGAAGGCCAACAAACTCAAAATAAGTGCGTTAGAAGAGTCACTTGTCCATAAACCATTCATTACATTAGAAACGGTTCATGCGGTGGTTGTTTGTAAAGCGTGGTCCATCGCGATTGTTCAAGACCGAAAGTATTACGACGTCGTCGGGGGCGGTGGCGTCGAAGGCACGACATTCATTATCGAAAAAATAAAGGGAAAATACGTATTGTATAATGCGCCACACGTCGTAGTCATGAAGTATATTACGTATATTCGGGAAAATTACTGGCGTATGGAAAGTATTTCCGCTCCGATTCGCCCGTTATCCGCATACAAATTACAAGATTTGGTGGATATTTCGACGAAACTTGGATTGGCCGTAGTGAGCGTAATTCCTGGCAAGTTTGGGTCGATTGGAACGGAAAAGCGGAAAACGAAACCCGAGTTATACGAATCCATTTGCCGATATCTATAAAATTGAACTATATATATATATATAAATAATATATCCTATTCATATATATAATGCGGAGAAATCGCGAAAGAGGTGCGTCGTCGTCATCTGAGACTGCGGCAGCGAAGCAATCCGAGTTTTCAAATATCGTAAAACATTATTTAGAAGGTATCACAGATAAGACTGATGGTGTTCCGGAGTTGGAAATACGTTTTGGGACGCGTGGAAATCCGATGACGACCAGAGAAAACTTCGACAACGTTCTTCAAAAATTATTGTCCGGTGGTTTCTCGTTCATCAAGAAAAATGCGTATGCTTTGAAAATCCAGAATGAATTCATCGACCAAAAAACCGGACAAACAAAACTCTCGCTCATTCGCGCTGAAATCCATGGTATCAACGAAGTTCAGAATTACTGCAAAACAAACATGCCGGATGAAAAATACGTTCTATTTACTCAAAAAATGTATGCCAAAACGGGTGGTGGCGGCGGCGGTGTCGAAAGTGGCGAAGGGACAGCTGGAAGCGGAGGCGCGACCATCCACCCAGTTATATTCGACGACTTCAATTTCAAAGTAAGTTATCAACGTGAAAAGCGGGTGGCGAATACATCAACACTCGCAAGGTCGATTTTAAAAACATGGAACGATAACAAGAAGACATTTCGTTATATTAATCGGAGCACGCTGAAACATCCGGATTTCCCGTTTCAAATCGATATGAGTGTTGTCAAGGAGTCACATAAAGACCAAACCGGATATATATCAGCATCGACGTTTGATGCCGCGAAAGTGCTTGAAAGCCCGATTCGATATGAAATTGAAATCGAGGTTATTAACGAGTTAGTCGGGCCTGGAACTGCGTTTAACCATCCGAAACATTTATTGGATAATTTGCGCAAGATGATTAAGATTATCATGTCAGGATTACAAGGAACCAACTATCCGGTTTCATTATCGGATATGCGCGGTGTTCAGCGCCGGTATTATGAGTTATTATATCCGGATGAGAAACAAAGCGCCGACAGTGACAGCGAAAGCGACAGCGACCGTGAGCGCGAACGCGATCGTAAAGACGGCGCAGGAAAAGAAGACCAGGCTGAACGAGAACGTGACGAACGATTGCGACAGCAAGAACGCGAACGATTGCGACATCAAGAAATCCAACTTCGCCCGAAGCATTTTATCGGCCCATGTTCTTATACACTTCAAATGCAAAACATTCAGCCGATCGATCCTGATTCAAAAGTACCAAATATTCGGCTCAATTATTCCGTAACCGAAAAAGCGGATGGACAAAGAAAGCTTCTATTTGTGGCACCCAAAACAGGACATGTCTATCTTATCGACACGAATATGAACTTCCAATTTACAGGTGCCGTATCACTCAATACCAAATTACATAATACACTCTTAGATGGCGAGCATATCCTTCATAACAAAAACGGGGATTTCATCAACCTCTTTCTCGTATTTGATGTATATTTCGTTCATAAGGCGGATGTGCGGTCGCGACTCTTCTTTCCAATCAACGAAGATGAAGTCCTCACCAATTTTCGACTTCCATTAATGGAAAGTGTTGTCAAGAATCTTCAACTGAAATGTGTTAGTGGAGGCGCGGATTCGCTCGCACCGATTCGTATCGAAACAAAGAAATTTGAAGTCGCGTCACAGACATCATCGAAATCCATCTTTGATTGTTGTGCGCTTATATTGCGCAAAGCTGCTGAACATCAATTCGAATATCATACCGACGGTCTCATTTTCACTCCGATTGATTTCGGAGTTGGAAGTGTCGAGAGAAATGAACCAACAGCAGCCGGACCATTATACAAGGCTACATGGGAATATTCTTTCAAATGGAAACCCGCGCATATGAATACAATCGACTTTCTTGTTACCACGAAGAAAGGTGAAGACAATGAAGACCTTGTCAGTAATATATTCAAGAGCGGTGTTGATATGTCGCGGTGTGTGCAGATTCAACAATATAAAACATTAGTATTGCGTGTTGGATATGATGAACGAAAACATGGCTACTTGAATCCATGTGTTACGATGATTGAGGGGGGTGGAAGCGGCAGCGGTGCGACGACAACGACGACGGGCATCCGCGGCGAGAATACCGAGACGTATAAACCAGCGCCATTTTATCCAACATACCCTTATGACAACGACGCCCATATTTGCCATATGATGTTGCGTCCAGATGAAGCCGGAGTAATCCAGATGATGACGCTTGAAAACGATATCATCCAAGACGAGACGATTGTAGAGTTCAGCTACGACCCATCGAAACCGGTGAATTGGCGGTGGTCGGCATTACGTGTTCGCCATGATAAAACCGCAGAATATCGCGCAGGAGGCAAGAATTACGGCAACGCTTACCACGTCGCCAACAATAACTGGCATTCCATCCATAACGCGATTACACCCGAGATGATAATGACGGGAGAAGGGATACCCGATGACCTTACGAGCGACGATATTTATTACAATAATGCGGAAACATCGTACGCCGGGGGCGGGGGCGGTGGTGGGCGCGGCGGTGGCATCGACATCGGCGGTGGGACGAAGATTCGCACTCTTACAAAGGGAATGCGTGACTTCCACAACTTATTTGTCAAACGCAAGCTTATCATGAGTGTTGCGCGACCTGGTCAGACACTTATCGACCTTGCGGTTGGAAAGGGCGGCGACTTACCGAAATGGATCGCCGCAAAACTTGGATTTGTGTTCGGTATCGATTATTCGAAGGACAATCTAGAACATAAGTTTGATGGAGTTTGTGCGCGGTATCTTGACACAAAGAAACGCAAGCGCAATATTCCGGACGCGATATTCATTCACGGAGATAGCAGCAAAGAAATACGCGCGGGTCAAGCAGCAATAAGCGAGCGTTATCGATTGATATCACGCGCGGTTTTCGGTGAGGGCGCGAAGGATGCAAGTGTGCTTGGTCGAGGTGTTTATCCGCATTACGGTCGGGCGGCGGATGGGTTCGACATTTGCTCTGTTCAGTTTGCCATCCACTACTTCTTCGAAAACATCATGAAAGTCCATACCTTTCTTCAAAATGTCTCTGAATGCACGAAGTTGGGTGGCTACTTCATCGGAACATGCTTTGATGGTGTGCGTATCTTTCACGCGTTGGCTCGTCTTGAAAGCGGTTCAGAGTTGAGTATTCTCTCGTCGGGTGGAGCATCGGCAGACCCGCAAAAGATGTGGTCTGTTCGTAAGAGATATCATCAAGAAGAATTTGAACCAGATATCAGTAGTATTGGTTATGAAATCGAAGTGTATCAGGACTCCATCAATAAGCCGACACGTGAATATCTTGTGAATTTTGATTACCTGACACAACTTCTTGAAAATTACGGGTTTGACCTTGTTACTCCGGAAGAAGCTGAGACGACATTACAATTCCGTATGCCGGATGGAACTGCTACGTTTGAAACGATGTATCATGAGATGGAAATCGAGTGTAAGAAGAAACGTGATGGCGAAGGCGGCGGTGGCGGCGGCGCTCCGAGTGCGGGCGAATGGGAGCGTCACTGCCATCATGAATATGGCTCTGCGATGATGATGACAACAGAAGAGAAACAAATTTCGTTCTATAATCGGTATTTCATCTTTCGAAAGAACCGAAATATCAACGCAAAGCAATTGACGAGCAGTTTACTAAGTTATGCCGGATTACAAGAGGAACAACATCGGGCGTCGTCGGCATCAGGCCCCGCAGAAACGGGGGATATCACATTAGAATCAATCGCACTTGAAAAAATAGCAAAGGCGTCGCGACCGATTGATATTGCGTCAAAACCAGCCATCGCTGCGCATATTCTTGAAGAACAAAAAGAACCCGCGGTGGTTGCTGCGGCATCGGCATCGTCGGCGTCGTCGTCAGCGACATTAAAAGCAAAACCAAAATCGAAAAGGGTCGCTACCGTAAAGGCACCTGCTCCAACAGCTGAGGTCGTTGAATCTGCTGTGCCTACTGCTCCTTCCGCACCAATCGAACAAATCGAGAAGAAAATACAAAAACGAACAAAAAAAGTAAAGGCAGCTGCGGGGGCGGAAGTAGAAGAAAAAGGAGATGCGGCGGCGGCGGAGGCACCAGCGAAGCCCAAACGTCAAACGAAGAAAAAAAGTGACTTATAAAGATTTTCATAATGAATATAACGAGCCATGTATAAAAAATCGCCCAAAAATTGCTTTAAACCATCATTACAGTCATCCGCGTCAGTGTCGGCGTCGGCATCAGCATCCATAGGAGTGGCGGCGGTAGCGGTAGCACCACAGAGAATTAATGATACAATCACACATATTTCCGCCGCCACCTCCTCGGCCGGAGGAGGCAATCATTCTGATTCAAGTAAAACAAATAACGGCGGCCCAATTTTGTCTTACTTCAATTATTTTTTATTACCACAGGTTGATACCCACATGTGTGAAAATGGCGATTATAAGCCACTTGATATGACAATTACACATACGAACGATCAACAAAAAGTGTATGTGTCATCATCGATTTACACCCATTTGTGTGACATTAAACATCAGATTGAACAGTATCAAGATACATGGGATAATATAAAGAAATTTACGAATCCGTATGAATACATCCATTCGAACATATCTGGTAATAAAACGAATATTAGTAAATTGCGTCCTCTATCGCGGTCATTTTATAAGATGATTGAAATTATGAAAAATACGAATATGTTATCGCGATACGAAAAAATGTATGCTACCAAACCAGATTTGAAAATGGGGATAAAAACGTTTCACTTGGCGGAAGGACCTGGCGGGTTTATTGAAGCACTCGCGTATTTACGTGGATTAGGATATCAACGTTATACATTGAATGAAAAGAATGCGGGCGTAGGCCCGTTCATCGGTGGTGGCTGCGATTCTACTTCATCTCCGATACAAATTCTCAAACGTAATACCGAATTTCACGATGAGTATATGAAAGAACAAGAAAATTTAAAGGTCTCGCGTCGCATTTTTGATAGTCAAAAAGAAAGGGCGAATGTGAATGCGAACACAGCGACGGTCTATGCCAACGACAGATATTACGGCATGACATTAGTGAATGATGATCCGATTTGCCCCGGTTGGAAAAAAACACGCGCATTTCTGGAAAGTCATCCGAACGTTATGATTGAAAATGGTGCGGATAAAACCGGCAACTTAATCTCGTTGGACAATTTTATCTATTGTGCTGAAAAGTATAAAAATACGATGGATATTGTTACTGCCGATGGTGGATTCGATTTTTCATTAGACTTCAATCAACAAGAAAATATGGCAACACAGCTCATTTTCTGTGAAGTGTTTTATGCGCTTGCGATTCAAAAACAAGGCGGGTCATTTATCCTTAAAATTTTCGATGTTTTTCATAAAACGACTGTTGATATTTTATACATACTGAGTTATTACTATTATAACGTATCGATTATGAAGCCATATACAAGTCGTGTGGCGAATTCGGAAAAATATATTATTTGTGAGGGGTTCAAGGTGGCGGATTCTCATGCCATCATCCAACAATTTGTTAATATTTTTCCATCTTTGTTAAACGGTGTATTATCTTCGTTTCTTCCATTTCAGCATGACCTGTATTATCTGAATCGAATTGAAGAGATGAACGCGATGGTGAGTTTTCAGCAAATCGAGAATATCACATCCACCCTTTCCATCATTACGAACCATAGAAATGCGGAGAAGCTCGAACAGTATAAACGTGCGAATGTAAATAAATGTATCGCTTGGTGTGAAAAATACGATATACCTTATAACGCACAACATGCGTGTTTTCAATCAACGAACATATTTCTTCATAAGTCGATTCAGCCGCCACAACCGTCACTACTTCCTACTAATCAAGCACGGGTAGTAATGACAGCATCGGCATCAGCATCAGCATCGGCAGCATCAGCAGCATCAGCGCCGACGTAGTTAAAAAAACAGTCTAAATATATATCCAAATGTATGGTAATATACTACGAATGCAAAGCACATTACAGTTTATTGCGGGTCAATTGAAGAAGCCGCGCGAACGATTTGAGACGATATTGGAACCACTTCAGGCGCTTCTTCAAATCGGGTTTCTTGCGTTTTATCCGATTGGAAGTAAATTAGCGATACACAATAATATACTCACGGTTCAAGCGCCTGGTTATATACAGCATGTTCGCAGGTGGTATAATAATGACAAAAAAGAGGATGTGTTTTATTTGTATAATGTATTCTCTCGATTCAACAAATTCTATAAGACGGTGCTTGCTAGCGGCGCAGGGGCGGGGGCAGGCGAAAACACCGCATTATTCTCGTTATTGAATGAACTCGCAAAAACCGGAATCAATAACTTGACGCGAACCTATAACCAAACCGATAAGATTCATATTCTACACACGCTTCAAATGTATAAAGGAATGCTGGATAATCCTGATTTGATTCGTAGGCTAGCAGCAACGGATAAGCCAGAGCCTGTAAGTGGGACGGGGGCGGGGGCAGGCACGGGCACGGGTGCCTACGAAGAAGACTTACCTTGTCAATTTCCAAAACGTATTGCGTCCTCGTCCTCGTCCTCGTCCTCGTCATCACTACCTTTACGCCCAATGTCATCTCTCGGCACGAGTATTCCTATCGACAGTTTGGCGGATACAAATATTGACCTGATATTTATAAAAATCACCGACCTGTATTCACAGGAGGATTACACGATTATTTACCATACACTCATAAAAATCCAGAATGACCCACAGTATTATTTGAATTACGTGGAAGGGTTGAATAAAATTCTGGAACCGGTGAATATTCGCATCAAAAAATGGATTGATGACAATATTGTGTTTTAGCAAGCGAGCGAGCGACGGCACACAGAACAAGCATTTGTAGTTCGTTACTCCATCTCTAATTTCACCCAGCACTGCTTATACGTAGCATTGCTCAGTTCGCCCTTGATTTTACGAGAGAATTCTGGAAATGCGATCTTGATTTTCGCATCTTCGCCTGTTTTAACGAACTGGTTGAGCTGTTTGTATAACTCGCGGATTGCTGGATACGAAATGTTCATTTGTAGTTCGGTGAGTTTATCGATAATAGGTCGCACCTGTTGGCGGCGTTGTTCGATGGTGCGTTCGGTGCTGGCGGACTCTGTTGCGGACGCGGATGCTAATGCTATAGCTTGTTGTTTTTTTTTCATGTTTCGCTTCCAGTGCTTGCCTTTTCCGTAACGCATATTATCGGCGGGTGTGTCTATGGTTGGTGGTACGGTATCATCTGTCGTGGTAGTGGTGTCGGCGGCATTAATCGCAGCAGCCTCGATATGAATATCCGTCATGTCTTCGGGTATAAGTATTGATTCGGTGCGCCAGTTATCTTCGAATGACTTTGGCGCATGAAGAGTTGGTGGCGGTGTCAGCATAGGTAATAACAAAGGTGACGACTCAGTCGCGTCACGGGCTACACTAGCATCATCCGTTCCGGTGCATGAAGCACTAACATCCATCGATATATTTGCTCCCATTTATTACAATACCATACAATATATTTTTATACCTATTTGACAAAATTATTCATAAAATGTTGATTCCCAAACGCCTAAAATACCACGTCAAAATCGTCATTATACATTTTATCGCTTTTCTTGATTCCGATGACATCACGAAACGTCTTACTTCTCATCAGCGGAACATTCGTTCGTATTTTCAGGTTCAGATGTGGATTTGTAAGGACTTGGACAAGAATCTCTCGGAAGTTGGCATACTGACGATTCTGAATGGCATAATACGTGTAGAAATTCAAGAAAGAGTTCTCTCGAACATGTTCGTCTCTCGTGATATCATTTACGTCGTCATATATATGCTGATGATACTTGTTGAGTGCGTCCTCGCACAGAGCAATACCGGTTACATCGGCTAGATTTTCGGATAACGAAAGATTTCCGTCGATTACAAATCCATCCTTCCGAGAGATTTCTTCATACTGACGACGGATTGCGGCGATTTTGCGTTCATATGTCGCGGTATCATCTTTCGACCACCAGTTTTTAATGACGCCTTTATCGTTGTAGATGCGTGAATTCACATGAAGTGCGTGAGAGATTTCATGACCGAATGTAAAACCGACCGATGCGAGATCGTATTCATACCCACGTCCAAACTGGACATTCATGCTATGCATATACGCAGTCGGAATATAGATACTATTCGAGTTCGGTGTATAATACGCATTCACGACGAAGGATTGAAATCCAACAAGTTTCATTGTTCCCCAGTTCATGATATCAAGGTCTTCCGATGATAGTTTCGATACGCTGGATGAAAGGTGATGCTTCGCAATATATTCCGTTCGCTGGATGCTGCGTTTGAGCAGATTGCCCCATGCGTCTTTCGGGTCATATTCTAGGTTTGTAGGATCAGGTGCCGAGAGATTGGCCTCGCCGATACAAAGTCGGATTGTATTGAGTTTCTTCATCGCACCTTTCTTCGTTGTTGCCGACATCCATGTATTCCGCATGATACGTGCCTTATAACAATCCAGCATCGTATTTCCAATCTCTCGAACTTTCGAAATCATTTCTTCATTTTTATAGCGGCGCGTGAATTCTTCGGTCATCGTCTTCGGGAACGCATAGGCCAATCCAATAATCGGGAAATATTCTCTCGGAAAGTGTGTATCTTTGCCGCGGATCAGCGTATCGTTGAAATCGAGGTAAATCTCTCGCCACTTGTCGTGAAAACAAATGAGTTGGCGTAAATACATGAAATACCAGTAACTCTTCCATGTGTCGGACGCCCATTCCTTTTTAAGAAGTTTCATGACGGACGAGAGATAGCCGACTTGATTCACGATGAAATAGGGCGGAACATTCGACGACGACGTTTCACCATATCCAATCCATTTCGCCATCTCTTGCCAATCGATACCGACGAGAGACATCGCATCTTGCGAGAGAATTCGTGTCGCACCGCGAATATTATGTTTGTAATGAGGAAGTTTAAGTCGTTCTTTTATGTCGGCGTCGGTCTCGGCATCACAATCACAATTACGATGCTTCGTGATTTTCGTGGGCGAACACGAGAGATGCGGCGGTTTCTCAGATTGTTTTCCCGAATCATAGATATTCGCATAACTTTCATCGAACCGACAGTCCAGGTTGTTCATACATGTCAGTATTTTACATTCGATATCATACACATCAGCGACTTTAATATTATGGGTGGTTTCATAATCACGACCCAAGCATTTTGTGAAGACATCATCGATGAAACGCAGAAACGCATTCGTGATTCGTTTTTTGTATGTAAGATACTCAACGGTTTTCATTTCAGGGCCCGCGTAAATGTCGTTGTCGTTGTCGCTACTTGCGGCACCGGCGGCACCGCCGTCTTGGGTTTGTCGTATCACCTTATTCGTGCTTACATTCAAACGCACCCCCCGCATTTGTTTTTCAAGGATGCTATCCGCGAGATAAAACCGATAGTCGTATAATGAAAGAGACGGCGTCCCGATGTGCGCGGATAATTTACCTGGTGTGTATTCGTCGGGAAGCACATTCCACACCACCGGAAGCGCCCACTTCACCATTTCATTCTGATTCATGACACCCAAAAATTTATACAGGTTGTTTTCACATACGAGGTCGTTGTATAATTTACAAAAATCCGCGATATGTGCGAGGATGGGTTCGGGATGTAGGTCGCGGAATGATGCGAATACATTTTTCATTTGCTGCGCAACCGCGGTCTCGGCATGTGAGCGAGTATAGTCACGTATCATCGTAAGCGTATTCTTGAACATCTCATCCTGAATTAATTTGAAATTGTCTAAAGGCCGGATATACTTCAATTCTCTCGGCAAGGTCTTCGGGACTTCTCTCAACCATTTCTGATTGGCCCATAAATAAAAGTTGTTGGCGCGGAGTGCGCGGTCTCGTTGGCGTTGGGTTACATGACTTCGCGTATTACGAGTATGACGGTGGTGGTAGTTTCGAGTATGTCGGTGTTTTTTTGTATGTGTCATTTCACCTACACTTACACCTACACCAGTATATATACAACGGTTATATACTGGTAAGAATATATATATGTATGCCCGCATTAGCACCTCAAATGAGGCCTCTTCACCGCCCGATTGTAGAGATTACAGTCAGGTTTGAATATCTTGCTCTTGATGAAGTAAGGCGCACCCATCGAGTCGCCATGATACTGGCCAGCATTCCCCGCAGCAACACCATACGCTGTCTTGAATGACGCGCCATTCTTCGTGATGGTCTCCAATTTCAATCTCTCGAGACGTGTCCCCGCACTTACCGCACCTTGAACGCCATACTTCGCATTATTCGGCTTATGAATCACGGTTGTGCGGCATTTGGCACGGTCGGCCGCGTTGGGGTAAATTCTCTCGGCATTCCCACAATTCGTAGAATAATACACCTGCGCACCCGTCTTGGAATCACTCGGATTCGCGGGAGTTCCGTCAGCGAGGACATACTGATTCGGTGTGCCTGACATCTTCGAGAACGTCTGTTGTTGCTGATAGGTGCGGCATCGAGCTTGAAGGTAGGAAGCGGTGCTGGTATGATACGCGCGGCTGACATTCGTATTTCCGCTACGAATGATGCGTTTCTTCGGGTTGAACGAGAGATTCTTGGTTTCATAGATTCCGGTATTGATTTGATACGAACCCGGCTGGCCTGCGACGCCTACCTGTTTATAACCGGGATTCTGTATAATTTCATCCGGCATACATTCGCGTAAGAAGGGGCGCGGGATATCTTCCACGACGTAGTTTTGTTTGGAGGCGACACGGGCGTCACACCCACACGCGGTTCCTCGGAAGACAATACCGCCGGGACGGTCGATGAAGCCAATCGTAGGCCGTGACTTATTGGTGGAAGATGGCATCAGACTTTTACGCCAGTGCTTGATGGGTCGCGGGCGAAAACTTGACCGCTTAATGACATTCTTGGTCTGGGGAAACTCACAGCATTTGGTGTCGCGGCCGAAATCATTCAAAGGATTGCCAGCGGTGGATGGACCGTTCTCCGCGGGGCGAGTAAAACCGGGATACACGCTTCGTGTTGTGGATTGCTTGGTGGAACGAATCGCCACCTTCATCGTTCTAAAATTAAGCGGCCATGAAACGAAATTCTTGCTCATTTTATGTATTCGTATATATCAAGTAGATAGTATATTTTAGATAATAATTTAGATAATATTTTAGATAGTATTGTAGATAGTATGTTCGAATATATTCAGTTCTATACCAAAAATCTCTCGAACTTCACGATTTTACTTTTGATTGGAGTCATGATTGCGATATTGGATATTACGATCCGCAATGTAATCCGAGGTGTATATCTAAATGTTCGAGAGAATATGCGTGGTCGCGAAGGCATG